CCCAGGAATAAAGCTCGATCCAGCCCTGCTCGTGGGCCTCGTCGGTGAGCGGGGCGCGCGTCACCGGGTGGATGAGCATCAGCTTGGCGCTGCGGTCGGTCGGCAGCGCCAGGGTGTCGAAGATGGCAGGCATGGCATTCTCCTGAGCAGGCGCGATCGTTCACCCGGGCCGGGTGTGGTGACCGCGATAGCGATGAAGGTGGGAGCAGCGATCGAGCGAAGGCCGTGGCCTTCGCCAGCTCAGACGACCACGAGCCCGAGATGCTCCTGCATCGGCGCAAAGTCCCGATCGTCATGCAGCAGGGCGTGACGATGCTCGATGCAGTAGGTGCCGATGATGATGTCGGCAGTCTTACGGATGGTGACGCCGAGTTCGCGCAGCTTGCGGTAGTTCCGCGCCGCACGAGGTGCCAGGTCGGGATCGAGCAACGGCACGATGGTGAAGCGGCGCAGGCCTCGCTCGATGCGGGCGGCATGCGCCTCATCCCGGGCGCCCTGCAGGATCTCAAGCAGGATGAGGTCGCCGATCAGGATCGGCTCCCGCGCAGCGGCGGCTTCCAGCTTGGCGGTCGCCGGCGTGCGTTGGCCGCGCAGATGCGCGATCCAGACGGAACTATCGACCAGGATCACGACGGAGGAAGCTCACGTCCCTCGCGCATCTCCTCCAGGTCGCCGTCCCATCCGAGGCCCTTCAGGCGGGACAAGGCGCGCGACTGCTCGCGGACCTGGACCAGCAACCGCAGGCCCTCCTCCACCGTGGCACGCTTGGTCGACAGGCCGGCGGCCTTCATGGCGCGGGAGAGCAGGACGTCGTCGATCTCGATATTCGTCCTCATGACGGACTCCGGTGGATGTGTATTGCCGCAGAAGTATATACACATTACCGTGCCAGGATGCCACAGCCGCGGGGCTGCTAGCGCAGCTCAGGTGGCAGTGGTGTCGGTGCAGCGCAGCGTGGTGCCGGTCATGCCGGTCGCGCTGCCAAGGTATTCCAACGCCTGGAACGGCACGTTCATGGTCTGCGAGCCCTCGCCCTGCACGTTCTCCTCGTCACCGTTCAGCTTGAGCCGCGGCAGGTGGAAGGCCACCGCATCGGCCGTGGCGCCGCCGGCGGTCAGCATGAACAGCAACTCGACCTCGAGTTCCTCCTCGAAGGCGGCGCTGATCGCATCGGTGTCGTCCACCAGGGCGGTGAAGTCGCCGGTGACGTCGGCGGTGCCGAGCAGGACGTCCGGCGGGAAGGCCTGACCCAGCACGGCCGGCGCGTCCGCCGCCATGGCGAGATTGAGGTTCAGCCCGGTGACGGTGCCGACCGTACTGCCGGCGATGCGCAGGATGCCGTTGAGGCTGTTGCACACCTCGGTGGTGGTCGCCGCGGTCGGCGAGGTGAAGTACGGCGCGGCGGCACCGGTCAGGGTGCGCCGGTTCCGGCCCATGACATTGAGGCCGAAGGTGCTGTTGCCCTCGGCCGGCACGGCGAGCCGGTACCCGGTGACGCGGAGCTCGGTGTAGAGCCGGGCGCGGTCGAGATCCTCATGGTAGCGCTCGATCGCCAGCTTGCGGCGGACATGGCCCGAGGCCGGGATGATCGACGACTTCCCCGGCGTGGTCAGGGTGAAGGCCGTGTCCGCCGCCATGGTGGCGGGCGCCGGGAAGACACTGACCTCCCGATTGGACGTCCCCCCGAAGCCGGTGACCAGGAGGCGCACGCCGTTGTTGCCGGCCGCGGAAAGGCTGGCGAACTGGATGATGGCGCCCTTGCGCAGGCCGAGCGCGACCGGATCGCCGCCGCCGAAGGTGAACTTCGAGGTGGTGCTGTCGGCGGCGGCGCTGGTCAGCTGCACCTCGGTCAGGCCGGAGGGCAGGATCGGCGCGGCGGTGTCGCGATGCGCCGCCTCGATGAAGTCGAAGTAGCTGCCGGGGGAGAATTCGCCGTCCAGCGGCCCCTCGACCCGACGCGAGGTATGGCGGGAGCTGCCCACCTGCCGCGAGGGCAGGATCTCGGCCGAGCGGGTCGCGTTCTTGCGCAGGTTCAGCCCGGCGCTGACGCGGCGCAAGATGCGGCCGCCGGTGGATCCCGGCGCGGTGGCGATATCCGCCTCCGCATTCGTGATCATGGTGCCGTCCGCGTAGAATTTGTACGCGAAGCGGGCCGCGCTGCCTTCGGCGAGGGGCATGGATGCTCTCCGATGCTGAGGAGGGACGCGGCGTCAGCCGCGGAAGCGATAGACGAAGACGGCGATGCCGCTGCGTACCCACCAGGCGCCATCGGCCGAGGCGCCGGGCATCTCGATCACTGACGTGCCAAGGAAGGACAGCGGTCCGTCGCGCCGGCTGCGGAACACGCCGAGCGCCTGGTCGAGCAGGGCGAGCTGGGTGGCCTCACCAAGGCCGCGGGCGGCCATCACGCGGATCACCACGGAGCCATGCAGTTCCTTTTCGTGCGCACCGCGGCCGCCACCGAAGGCGACCAGGCGCTCGCTGCTGTGCTCGACCGCCAGATGCAGCCAGTGCTGCGTGCTGGCACGGGAGGGCACGGCGTCGCTGCCATTGTGATGCCAGAGCACCGGCACCCCGGCCGGCGCCGGCCAACCGCTGGCCCAGGCCGCGGCGATGGCCGCGACGCTGTCGGCGTAGGGCGAGGCGGTCATGACCGGGTGGCCCGGATGGGGCGGAGTACGATCGCCGGATAGCGGACCTGGCTCTCGACGTCCCGGCCGCCAGGCACGCGGCGCGGCGACCGCTCCGTCACGATCCCCCGCTGTCCGAAACGCCGCCGGCGCGTCGCCTCGACGCTGAGCGCGAAGGCGTCCGGCGCATCGACATAGGTGAAGCGCGGTTCCCAGCCGAGCGGACGCAGGACGGGGCGCAGCGCGACCGCGGCCTGCTCGACGAAATGCATCGGCACCTGCAGCACGAAGGGGCCACCGCTGTCGCGCTTGCCGACCTCGAGGCGGCGGGCGTAGTCGGCGCGCACCACCACCACCGCCTCGGTGGCGCTGGCCGGCAGCCGGGCGCTGCGCGGCACCGCGGTGTCGTCGACGAAGGTGGTGATGCTGGCCTTCCAGCCGCCCTTTCGCTCCGGACCGTTCTCCTCGAGGTAGGTGACGGTGCGGATCACCGCCTCGGTCAGGTAGTGCCAGGCGCTCAGGATGACGCCGTCCGGACGGACCTGCTCCAGGGCAGCGCCCGGGCGGCCATCCACCGTCGTCGTGTGGTCCGGCACCACGCCGCCGGAGCGGGCGGCCTGCTGCCGCTCGACCTCGGCGATGTGGGCGCGCGCCAAGGTGGCGAGGCGCTGGCTGGCGGCCGGCCCGGTCAGCCCGCGCGTGCCAACCTCAAGCTCGCGGGTGAAGTTCCGAAACTGCCCCCGGGTAAAGGCCATCTCAGCCGCCGCGGACCGCAAGGGTCCAGCCGATGCGCTCTGTCCCCTCCCACACTGGGGCGGCGAAGATCACGGTGAAGCTCTCGCCGCCATCGAGCACCTCGTCCGGCTCGCGCGGCGGCCAGGGGAAACCGGCGGCGACCAGGTCGACGTGCAGGATCTCAAGGCGGCGGTCGCCCTGGAGCAGTGGCGGGGCGAGATCGTTGGGGGCGTAGTCGGCCGAGAAGCCGGTCACCGCCGCGGTGGCGTAGGTGGTCGGCGGGGTCACGAGACGACGCAGCGTCATCGGCCGCCCGCGCCGCGCGAGCGCTCGACGGCGGGCCTCGCGCAGCGCGCCCATCAGAGGTGGAACCGCCGGTAGCGTTCGAGGGCGGCCAGCCGATCGGGCGCGAGGGGCAGCGTATCGACACGGTGCTCAAAATAGCCGACCGCGCCGACGCCCTCCGTGGTCTCATTGGGCACCGCCGGATCGCGCCCCTGGCCGTGCCAGAGCCCGGCAAGGAGATCGAGGCAGGCCCGTTCGAGCGCTGGCGGCGCATCGTCCGGCAGCACGAAGCCGGCCTGGTACTCCACGACCACCATGCGCGCGCCCCATCGCACACGCACATCGCCGCGCAGCCGGTAGAGCAGCACGCCGCCGCGCTCATACTCGCCGGCGGCAAGCGCGACGCCGTCCTCCGTGACGGTAGTGATCGTCACGCCGAGGTCGCGGTGGAGCACGATGACATCGACCGGGGACACCAGGCGTGCGGTCTGCCGCAGCATCTCGCGGCCGAAGCCCGAGCGATTACACCACTGCGCGACCAGGTCGGACGCCTCACGGATCAGATCGGCGATCCGGGCGTCCTGCGCGGCATCCACGATGCCGAGCTCGCGCTTCGCGGTGGCCAGCGTGGTGAGGTCGCCGGTGGCTGCCGGGGACAGGATCTCCAGCATGGGCCCTCGCGATCAATGCAGACGCGCGCCATTGATCCCGCAGGCAGGGAGCCAGCGTGGCGAGCGCATCAGACGGTGTTTGGGTAGTTCAGCCGCCCGGCGCGACCAGTGTCAGCGTCGGGAAGTAGGTGCGATAGCGACGCACGTCCCGCGTCAGCAGGGGCAGGCTGGCGACCGCCGCATGCGCGCCAATGAAGAAGTCCGGCAGGACGCCCGTGCGGCTGCCGCCGCCGGCGCGATAGCGCTGGAACACCTTACCGGCGAGGAACAGCGCCTCACGCGGGATTGGAGCCATCTCGATCTGCGCCGCGGCCAGGACAGCATCGAGTTCCTCGATCCGCTGGAACCCGACCGACAGCTCGGCATAGACCACATCATTGATCTGCAGCGGACCCCGCACCGCGGCCGCCTCGAGCTGGCGCTGCGACCAATCGGCCCATTCGGCGTCGTTGGTGAGAAGGTCGAGCAGGACGTTGGTGTCGACCAGCGTCACCTCACGCCTCGCCGCGGGTGAGCGCCATGATCTCGTCGGTGCTCATGCCGGCCGTGGCGCTGCCACGCAGCCGCGCAAAGCGGCTCGGCGCTTTGGCGGTGCGACCGCGGGCACCCTCCTTGCGCAGAAGGACACGGCCGTCATCGGCCACCTCGAAGGTCACGCTGCTGCCGGGCTTGATGCCGAGGAGATCGCGCACGGCCTTCGGGATGGTGACCTGGCCCTTGGTGGTGACGGTCGTCGCCATGACACGCTCCGGTAATACCCAACTGCTCACGCAGTATTACCTAGGCCATCGGCTCGCACGTTTCCAGTGGATCCTGGCGGCTCCCCGTTTGGGTTCCGCGCCGACGCGCGGCGGACGGTCGGCTGGCGTCGTGCCGGAGCAGAGGGGGCCGATGACCCCTCCCCGTCGGCCGCTGCCATTGCCTCGGCGTAGCCCTCCGCCACCAGCCCCGCCGCGGTGCCCGCACGCAGGCTGATCTCCTCGCCGACGGCGACGGCAATCAGCCGCACGCCGTCCAGCGAGTAGGAGAACGGCCGCAGCGCGCGTATGCGCCGCTGCTCCTCCACCGCCATGCTCACACCGGCGGGTTCGGCGTCGGCGCGTTGCGCGGATGGCCGAGCAGCGCGATCGCGGAGAGAAAGATGTTCCCGGTGTTGTTCGCCGGCGTGAGCGTCAGCCGCACATAGCGCGGGCCGCCGACATAGCCGATCTTTCGCGTCGCGTTGTCGTCCGCGAATGTCAGCCCGGCCTTGGCCTCGGTGCCGATCAGTTCCTTGTCCGGCACCGCCACGGCGCCGGCCATGTTGGCGGCATCGCTGGCCTCGACCAGCGCCGTGACCGTGACGTCGGCATCGGCCAAGCTGCCGGCGGCGATCAGGAACGTCAGGCTCTCATAGCCCTTGGTGTCGATGATCGCCGACACAAAGGGCGTGTTGTCGATCACCGCCGCGCCGGGAGCGATGGCCCGGACGGGGTGGATGTTGTTGCACAGGTCTCGGGTCGCCATGAGGGTTCCCTCTGTCGATGGATGCTGCGGGACGGGGAGAGGCGCGGCGCCGCATGACGCCACGCGGGATCAGGCTGGTCGGTGCGGCGTTAGGCCGTCGCGCACTTCAGCTTGCGCATGGTCTCGGCGAGTACGACCGCGCCGCCCATGCGGCGGCGGAACAGGAAGCGCACATTGCCGCTGGTCGCCTGGGTGAAGGGATCGCGCAGCATCGTCATGGCGATGCGGTCGACGATCACATAGCCACGGCGGAAGTCGCCGAAGGCGATCGGGAAGGCATCCGCGCCCTCATTCGGCATGTCGGGGCATTCCACGTACGGCGCGCCGAGGATGGTGTTCGGCACTCCGTTCGCCAGACCCGGCATCCAGACATAGTTCTTGTCGGCGTCCTTCAGCTTGCGCACCGAGCCCAGCGTCACCCGGTTCAGCGTCCACACCGCGTTGCGCGCATAGGCGGTCTTGAGGGCGTGGAACAGCGTGATCAGCCCGTTCCCCTGGCCCTCGGCATCGGCGATGGTCGCGGCCGACCCGGAGGGGGTGAAGGCGATGTCGGCATTGGTGAGGATGCCCTCCGCCTCGCCCACGCCGGAGCCGCCGACGAATTCCTGCCCCTCCTTGACCGCGAACTGCTCGACCGCCTCGGCGCGGATCTCGCTCTCGAGGTCGTAGGCGCTGTCCTCGAGGTTGTGCTGCGAGATGTCGACCAGGGCATAGACCTCCGGCGCGGTGATCTCGATCATGCCGTAGGCGAGGCCCGGGGTCTCGGTGCGGGTGCCCTGCTCGGAGACGCGCCGGGCGGCGAACTGGCCGGAGCGCTTGGGCAGCATGATCGACTTCGAGGAGGTGTCGCGCACCCGGGCGAGCGAGCGCACCGGGCTCATCTCGGTGACGCCCTTGATGATCTCGCGGACGTATTCCGAGGGGGCCAGGTAGCCGCCGGTGGTGTCGTCGGCGATCGACATCGCCTTGTGCTCGGCCGCAGCGTCCGACAGGGCCTTCTGCTGCTCGGCGGTGAGGTTCGGTACGCCGAGCGTGTGGGCGTTGATCACCGCCCGCGCCCAGGTGTTCACCCGGGCCTTGAGCTCGGCCTGGCGGTCGCCGCTGCCCATGCCAGGCCGGTTCAGCCGGGTCTCGATGCGCTCCAGCGCCTCCTTGGAGCCTTCCGCCGCCTCGCGGCCGGCCTTGGCCTCGAGCTCGGCCTTGGTCAGGCGCTGGTTCAGCGTCTCGAACTGGTCCAGCGCCGTGTTCACCCGCTGGAGCTTCTCCTCCAGCACGACATCGGCGGCGCCCTTCTTGCCGAATTCGGCGAGGCGGGCGTCGTTGGTCGCCTTGAATTCCTCGAAGGCGCGGCCGAGGCCGTCGAGGGCCTCCTTCACATCGGTGTCCATGGGGTGTCCCGTCAGGATTGGAGGATCTGCTGCAGCCGGCGGATGCCGGCGAGCACATCGGCCGTTGCGTCCTCATCCCGAGGGTCGGCACTGGCCTTGAAGCCGCGCGAGGCGATCGCCTTGGCGCGGTCACGCGAGAACCCTGCCTCCCGCAGGAAATCCTCGAAATCGCGAATGGTCTGGATGCCGCCGGCGCGGGCCTTGAAGTCGGTCACCACCGCGGCGGGGTTCACCCCGTGGCCGCGGGGGGCGAGCGAAACCTCGTCGAGCCAGATGGTTTTCAGGCGGCGGAGCTCGGCGGCGCGGTCGACCTCGAACAGCATGGCGGTGTAGCCGATGGACAGGTCCATCGCGCCGTCGCCGCGCAGGGTGCCGTAGGCCTTCTGGCCGTCCGGGTGCTCGAGGTCGAGCTGGCCGGCGCAATACAGGCCGCGCTCATCCTCGCGGGACTCTGACCAGCTGCCGATCGCCTTGCCCGGATCGTGGAACCACAGCATGCGCGGGGCGGTGCCACGGCGAGCGTGCTCGGCCAGCGTCTCGGCGAAGGCGCCGGGGAGGATGACGTCGCGATAGGTGTCGACCACGTCGAACACGGCGCCGTAGCCCTCGAAGGCACCGGTCTCGGCGGCGACCGACTTCACCTCGAAGCGGGCGCGGATATCGCCACGGACCCTCATGGGATGGGCTCCAACTGGGAGAGGACGGTATCCAGCGCGTCGCGGGCGCCGCGGATGCGGGCCTCATTCGCGGCGGAGAGGATCCGGCCGATCTTGGTCTCGAGCTCGCCCTCGCCGGCACCAAGCAGGCGGGCAACAGCGGCGATCGCCGCCGCCTTGCCCTCCGCATCCGGCGAAGGAACCGGCGCCGGCGGCGCCTGCCGCGCGCGGAGAGCTGCCTCCGCCTCCGCCTGGGTCGCCAGGTTCAGAGGCCGCAGCGGCTCATCGAGGCCGGGCAGCGGGTTCAACTCCTCCAGCGCCCGCGCCTCATTGCGCGTCAGCACGCCCAGCGTGATCAGCGCGCTGTAGAAATCCGACCGGGTGCGGGCATCGCCGCGCATCAGCGCCTGCAGCGAGAACTTCGCGTAGAGCCGGCGCTGCCGCTCCTCGCGCGTCATCAGGTCGACGCGGATCCGTTCCTCGAAGCGGCGCGTCCAGCGCCCCAGCGAGTACACGACATTGGCGATGAAGAACTGTTCGGCCGAGGCGTAGGTCGAGGCCTTGTCGGAATGGCCGACCATCGCCGGGTAGACCCCGAAGGCGCGGCAGATCTCCTCGATCTGGAAGCGGCGCGTCTCGATGTGCTGGGCATCGACGCCGGTCATGCCCATCGGCTCCCATTTCAGCCCGGAGGACAGCACCGCGGTGCGCATGGCGTTGGACAGCCCACCTTGGGTCTGCTGCCAGGCGGCGCGCAGCTCATCGACCTGGTCGCGGGTCAGCCGCTGCTCGGTGGTCAGGATGCCGCCGGGGCGGGCACCGTTGGCATGCAGCCGGGCGTGGGCCTCCTCGGTGGCCAGCGCCAGGCCGATCGCCTCGCGGGCCAGCTTGGTCGCATCCAGCCCGGAATAGGCGTTCCAGGACGGGGCCCGCAGATGAAAGACCTGCTCGCGGCCAACCGTCATGCTGCGGCCGTCGGCGAGGACGAGGTGGTAGACGAGGTCGTAGCCCTGCCGCTGCTCGACCGAAACGCTGCCGGGCACCAGCGGGATCAGTTCGCGGATCGGGCCGCGCGGGTTCGGCCGGTTGATGAAGGAGATGCCGTCGCCGCACAGCACGGCGTGCATCAGCGTGGTCTCGATCCACTCCGGCCAAGTCTGCCATTCGTTCGGCTGGCCGGCGAAGAACTCCCGCAGCGGCTCGTCGGTGGCGACGTCGCGCCCGCCGCCCTCGCGCGGGCGGTAGATGTCGAGCGGCAGCATGGCGACGCCGCAGGCGATGGCCTGCACGCAGGCGAGCGCTGTGGTGCATTCCAGGGCGGAGGCAGCATTCACCGTGGCGCCCGACTTCGCGGGCGGGCGCAGCGCCTCCCAGAAGCCCGGCGCGAAGGTCACGGCTTTCCGCTCCCGCCATAGGCGGGCGAAACTGCCGAGGAGGCTGGCCATCAGCGTGACGCTCGCGTGCTATGGCCTGCGCCGGCCTGAGGCATGCGGCGATGCAGCGTCATGCGCCACCTCGTCACGGGGTGAAATCGGCGGCCGGCGGGCTACGACCGGTCCGAACGAGGCCTCCGCGGCGGTCGGGCTCGGCGGGCTGCTAGTTCTTGTTGAGCCCCATCTCGCGGCTCTGCAGCTTGCGTTTCCAGAGCACTTCCATGGCGATGATCTCGTCGAAGGTCGCCGCCGAGCCGGCGACCTCGAGGATCGATACCTGATAGTCGCTCGGGTCACGGCTCTTGAGGCCGATATTCCCGCCATGATTGTCGCGCGCGTAGGAGAGCCAGCGGCCGTAGAAACCGTCCGCCCCGGTGGCCGAGCCAACATACTGCTCCCGCGTCCGCGGGCACGTCAGCAGATAGACACCCTTGGATGCCGACAGCGCCGCAATCCATGCTGCCGGCAGCCGCTCGATCTTCGAGAGCGGCTCGATGAACCGCGTGAAGCCTGGAAAATCGGGCTCCCGGAACGCCTCACGGAGTTGCAGCACGACCTTGTTCTGGTTGTCAGCGCGCTGGATCCAGGCGCGTTCCGACTCGCCCCAATCGATGACCAACCGGCCTGAGAGATCGTTCAGATGTTCGCTGAGCGTCAGATCGTAGACGTCGTAGCTCCCAGGCGGATCGAAGCCCTCACCGAAGATGCGAGGCAGTGGTTCCGTATTCGGGCCGATGAACCTGCTGCTGTAGAAGCCCGCCAGCAGGGTCTCACCGCTCGTCGTCACGACGAACGACGCCCAGAACGGCGCCTGCAGCCGCGATCGGTTGTTCTCGCCCTGTGTGCGCTGATACGCATCGAAGGCGGGCCGGTCATCGCGCCACAGTTCGTAGGGCGTCCGGCCCTTCGGCGCGCGCTTGTCCTGGTGCCGAAGCAGGCGGACGTCACTCGGCGAGATCTCGAACTGCGCAAATATCGTGTTCAACCGAAGCGGCATGCCTCGTCTCTCGTTCCTGGCAGGCGGCCATTCTATGGTCAGATGGCGGCTAGGTCCTGGACTCAAACCGTGTCCACAGCCGGATGGCGGCGAGGGCGACGGCGCTGAGGTAGTTGCGTGCGAGCTTGTCGAAGCGCGTGGCGATGCGTCG